CCCGCAGCAGGGCGGCGGGGAACGGAGGCCAACTAAATCCAGACTGGGTGGAGGCAATGATGGGCTTCCCGGTTGGATGGACAGCGTTAGAAACGGATGGGTAAGTGGTGCCTGGGAATCCGATATACCGCGCATTTCGGAGGGGGCAAAAGAACGTGTGAACCGCTTAAAATGCCTTGGTAACGCCGTAGTACCGCAGCAATTCTACCCAATATTCAAAGCAATCCGGGAGGTTGAAAAGGGTATTCGCTGATCTAAGCGAGGAATCCCAAGGCTTTTCATAGGAACAAATCAGGAAGGAGCATTACTGAAATGAAACAATTAGATAAAATCAAATACGGAGAACGTTTTTTCTATGGGGATGTAGCATGGGTCAAGATTCCGTGTTGTTCAAGCACTGGTGCACTGGTCATTGCGGAAGCACCGATATTTGAGTGGGCGTTTGATATCTATAACAACAATGATTGGCGGAATTCATCTTTGCGGCGGGGGGTAAACGGAACATTTCTTAACAGCATGATTGATAACGGCGCAGCCGCAGAAGCGTTTTTTAACTTTAGCAGCAATTTAATCGCAGACGATGGAACGACAGATTACGGATATGTGGAAGACAAAGTTACAATTCCTTCAGCAGAGATTTATCGCATTATGCGAGGCGAGATTCCGAGATACGAGGGCATTTGGTGGACGTTAACACCAACCACCTGCAATATAGAGAATGCCCAGTATGTACGTGCTGTTATGCCGGATGGAACGTTTACAAACCGCGAAGCAAATTTTGAAATGGCGGGTGTCAGGCCGGTTTGTTTTTTGAGGCTGGACACTCTCGTTTATACAGAGGAAGAAAAGAAACAGGGGCAGCGGAAACAGTCGGTCAAAGAGGGCGCGGAAGCAGTAATGGAAACGCTGGAAGAATACGGGACGGCGCTTTGGGCTGGAATCATTGTTGAAGTTATCAAAGCGATTTTTGCGATAAAAAACGATGCGAAAGAACTTACACAGGAAATCTCGGACACAAGAGAAGAGACATGAAACCGCTTTTAGACCGGACAGCCGGTGATCCGATGTAGAAGCAAAAGGAAAAGTCCCGTATACGCTTTGCCGAGCGCATACGGGACAATCCCGGGGAAAGTTTGCCATAATAAAAATCCTGTAGTTATTTTAACTGATTTACGGCAAAAAGTCAACTGGAGCCATTGAAAAAACGACACAAAGAAGAGTAGGTAAAAAGCCGTATTTAAGCACGGCATAGCGGGCTTGTAATGGGTATTATGATTTCAGCAGTACATCCCCCCGCCCACCGAGCCGGACAGTAAAGGCAGCAGCACCCATCCCGTCCCCCAGACCAGATTTTATAACCCCTTCTCTCTGAGGCCGCGCCCGAGGGTGAGGGGGATTGCAAAGGGGGAGCGGGACGAGGCGCGGGCAAGGATTCCCGCTCCCCCTTTGCCCTGCCGGACGCTGCGGAATAAGCCGGTTTTATCCACTCTCAAAAAGACGAGGAGTGAAACACAGTGCGGAGCTTTGTTCGAGAGAAGCAGATCGACTGCGGGAAGCATTATAAAGAGGTTGACATTTTTCCGTATACGGATGCACAGAAGACCGCCGCCGCAAAAAAGAAGCGTGCAAAGAAAACGCGGGAATCCCCGCCGAAGCAAAAGAACCTGAACGACAGGAATGCTTGCAGGTACTTCACACAGCTTATGCACCTAAACTTTGAACATGACCCGGGAGCGCTGCACTTATCGAATACATATAGCCCTAAATATCTGCCGGAGACAATAGAAGAGGCAGAAAAGGAAGCAGAGAACTATATTCGCAGGATCAAAGCCAGACGAAAAAAGAAAGGGCTGCCGCCGCTGAAATATATCCTTGTCACTGCCTGCACTACGAAAAAGAACAGTGACAAGCCAGTCCGTATCCATCATCACATTATCATAAACGGCGGGTTAGACCGTGACGAAGTAGAGGAACTTTGGCGGAAACGCAGGAAGAAGGGGCAGACGCAGGGCGACCGGATCGGTTACTGCAATGCTGACCGCCTGCAACCCGAGGATGATGGGATAGGTGGCTTGAGCCATTATCTAGTGAAGCAGGCCGGAGGCAAAAAACGGTGGTCTTCCTCCCAGAACCTGGAACGGCCAACCAGCCGGACGAACGACGGCAAATATACGCGGCGGCAGGTTGAGAAGTGGGCGAAACAAAGACCGGACCGCACCTTTTGGGAAAAGAGATACCCAGGATGGACATTGACCAATGAAGACTATGGAATCCAATATGAATACAACGAACTGACCGGATGGTCAATTTACTTAAAACTAAGAAAAAAGGAATAGAAAGGGGTGAAGTAATGTACATCGGCTTGCATGATGCTGAAAAGGACCCATGCACCCAGCGCCGGAAAAGGCGGTGTGACAAACCTACGCATATATTTCCTAATTATGCCTTAATGAAGATTTCCGCATACCATAAAAAACGTGGGGACACAGTGGAATGGTGGACACCGCTTATAACTTCTTATGACCTGGTATATTCCAGCAAAGTCTTTGATTTTACGCCTGAAAATCCGTATTTGCCGGAAAGCGCAGTCAGAGGCGGGACAGGATATGCGGATATCCCCATAAATGCAGAACTTCCAGCAGTGGTGGACAGCATGAAACCGGACTACAGCATATATCCGATGTGCGATTATGCGATCGGGTACATCACGCGCGGCTGCCCCAATCATTGCCGCTGGTGCGTTGTTCCACAAAAGGAAGGTACCATCCGGCCATACAGGAAATGGGAAGATTTAGTCAGACCGGACAGTAACAAGTTAGTTCTGATGGATAATAGTATTTTGGCGTGCGAGTACGGCATAGCGGAGCTTGAAAGGCTGATCGGCAGCGAATACGCAATAGACCTCAATCAGGGCATGGATGCCCGGCTGGTTACACGGGACATAGCACGTATTCTTGCAAAACTGCGCTGGATTCGTTTTATTCGTTTTTCCTGCGATCAAATATCACAGATTGACGCGGTATTTCATGCCGCCGCCCTGCTTGCAGAATATGGCGTGAAGCCCTACCGGCTATTTATCTATCTGCTTGTCACAAAGGACATAGACGACGCTGCCTTCCGGGTTGACCGCCTCAAACAGTTAAAGGGTATCAGCATCTATGCGCAGTCAGAACGGAATGAGCGCAAAGGAGTTATTCCGAACACCCTGCAACAGGAGTTTGCACAGCGGTACATATACGGGCGCTGCTACTTGAAAGAAAGCTGGATGGAATATTGTATTCGCAGCGGATTTAGAAAGAAGGAATAATATGCGAAAAAAGAAAAGCAAGTATTTTAAGGCCCCGTCCGCGAGGGAAGCCAAACGGGCGGGACGGATCATCAAACGGTTTTGCCTGACGCGTACGGCGGATAATGCTTGCAGATGGTGTCCCCTGCGCGATATGTGCAAAACGGAACCGTACACGTGGGAGGTATGATAATGCTTGACAAGGTAACAGCCCAGCAGCAAGCCCGCCAGCAGTGGCAGAACCGGGTAAACAACGCGCAAGGACATTTCTTTGAGGGTGCTATCATGGCGGCGTGCCAGTTTTATCACGATCGCGAGCGGGCGGAAATTGACAAGACCCCGGAGCCGTTCCGGGTTACCGCCAAGAGCCGGGACGGCTCCTTTACCGGACGTTTCGCCGCCCATGCACAACCGGATTTTCAGGGTACGCTTGCGGGTGGGCGTTCTATCGTCTTTGAAGCGAAGTATACCGCAACGGATGTTATCAGGCGTAACGTATTGACAGATGCGCAGATGGCCGCACTGGAAAGTCATATGCGGCATGGGGCGGTAGCAGGCGTATGCGTTGGTATTAGGGACAAATTCTACTTTGTCCCCTGGCAGAACTGGCGGGATATGAAGGAGTGTTTCGGCAAAGTATCTTTGCGTGCGGTGGATTTAGCTGCATACCGGGTGTGCTTTTCCGGTGCAGTGCTGTTTCTCGACTACAAATACACGGACTTTGCAACCGTATTCTCTTAACCATTGCCACAGCGCAGCAAAACAGGAAAGGAGTTTTTAGGACCATGAAAGCATTACATAAAAAGACCCCTTACCGGGTGTGTCCCCATTGTGGGGCGCACCTGGACGCGGGGGAAACCTGCGATTGCAGGCAACGGCCACAACGGGGAAAAGACCCATCCGGGCAGCTGATCCTTGACCCAAGGCACACGGATGCTTGCCAGGGTGATTAGGAACTGTGCATAAATTATTAAGTCATTTAAGCGGGATGATAGTATAGTTCCAATTGGGGTGAAATTCATCACCAACAGTATTTACTGAAGCCAGTTCCAAGTCTGTAATCTTGATTCCTTTAGGATAATGATTTTGATCAAGCTGACACTGAATTGTCAGTCCGGATGTAGTGGAAGTGGATGCAATGAGATTTACAATGATTTGTAAGGTTTCTAAGGGACGGCCTCTCCAATTTTTAGATATTTGGCTAAACATTCTGTGCTCAATTTTATTCCACTTTGAGGTTCCTGGCGGGAAATGGCAGACGCTGATTTCTAATCCTGTATCATTTGCAAGTGCCTGAAGCTCGGTTTTCCACAATCTGTTTCGGCTACCATTACTGCCCCCGCCATCAGCCGTGATGAGCAGTTTGTTTGCGGCAGGGTAACGTTCGATTCCCATGGAATACCACCAACTGCGTATAGATGCAACAGCAAACTGTGCGGTATCAGAGCTAATCCCAACGCTAACAAACCCTTCATTTGCTGCAATATCATAGATACCATAAGGAGCAGCTTTCCCAAGCTCAGGAAGTGGAAAGTCGTGGTCGAGAACTGCAATAGCCCGTCCTTTTGGGGCATACTCCGAACCGCTATTCTTGAAGCGTCCCACCAGTTCCTTTTTCTTGCAATCAATTGAAATAACTGGAAGTCCTGCAGAGCCAAAGGCTTTCACTTTCTGGTTGATGTGCTGGAACTGCCCATCCCGGTCAGGATGTTCTTCTCCCACTTGATTCATTTTCTGATTCATTTGAAGGCTATAGCCCATCTCCTTCAACAAATACCCAACTTTTCTATATCCTATTTTGAACCCCTTTTCTTGAAGCTCACTTGCTAAATTCCTGAGACTTTTTGTTGTCCAACGCAATGGATTCTCTGGATTTCCATAGGTTGCGTCACATACAAGGGCATTTAGGGCTTCCTTTATTCCGGGCTGTGTTCCTGTGATTGGTTTCCTTCCCGCTCCTTTTCGGCGAATGGGGGCATCTGCTGACAGACCTTCGCAATCCCCTGTCTTAAGATCTTTTATTCCTGCGGTGATGACGCTTCGAGATATACCAGACGCACGACTAACTTCCGCGATACCTCCGCGCCCTATTGCTATTGCTTCGCTTGCAAGATACAACCGCTTTTGTTTTTCGTTCAACAACGGTAACATCGTCTTAATTCTTTCTACCATTTTTTGCTCCATTTTCCCATCATTCCTTTCGAGTAAATGATAGCAAATCTCCCCTGCTTTTTCAACCCTAAACGTATTAATTATTTATGCACAATTCCTTACGTATGAAAAAGAAGAAAAAGCTGACCATCCGCGTCACACCGCAGACTGCATACAACCTTGACCGCCTTGCACAGCTTGGCGGCCAGAAATCACCGGGGCGCGTGGTTGATAAGCTGGTGCGGGATAAAATGCTTTCTTTGAGGCGGTGGGGTTAATGTACGACCTGAACCACCTTTACAATCTGGATTGCATGGAAGCAATGCAGCAGATACCGGACGGTTATTTTCAACTTGCCATAGTTGATCCACCCTATGGCATTGGCGAGAACGGCAAAAGGAACGCGACACGCGGGAGGCTGGCAAAAGCGCAGGCATACACGCCATATTTCGGGTATGATAAAGACGCGCCGCCGCCTGAATACTTCGCAGAATTGCGGCGGGTTTCCCACAATCAAATCATATTCGGTGCAAACCATTTTATCAGCCGGATACCGTTTGATAGTGCGTGCTGGATTGTATGGGACAAGGAAAACGGCAGAACCGATTTTGCAGACTGTGAACTGGCATGGACCAGCTTCAAAAGCGCTGTGAGGATATTCCGCTTTCGGTGGCAGGGGATGTTGCAGGGCGACATGAAGAACCGGGAAATTCGCATACATCCGAACCAAAAGCCGGTTAGGCTGTATGAGTGGCTCCTGCGGGAATATGCGAACCCGGGGGATCTCATTTTAGACACGCACGCCGGGAGCGCGTCAAGCCTGATCGCCTGTCACAATCTGGGGTTTGATTTTCTGGGATTCGAGATTGACGAAGTATACTTCGAGCGGGCGCGGCAGCGGTTGGAAAGCGTGCGGGCGCAAATCCGGTTTATGGACCTTGCGCCGCAAGAGGTACAGAATTCAAAAATGTGAGCGGTGCGGTGTACCTGCAAGCGGCCTTACAGCAGGCACGGAGCACTACACAGCGGATACAAAACCGGGAGGGGACGTACCATGATAATTAAACACGTTGCTTCTATTTGCAAGCGCGATCGCTGCATGATACTTTACGATGATAAAAGCAGTGAAAACGCGGCGCAGTGGCTAAGCGCGACGGGGGCAGTATACCCATTACAGAATATGCCGAAGCTCGACGAAAAGAATATTTTCACTGTGTTTGATATTACGTCTAAGCAGATCGAGAAAATCACTTTCCGACGGGATACACTGCCGGAAAAGATTGATTTCCGGGATGTTGTGGAATGTGAAAACGTATTGGAACCCAATGGGATAGAAATTGGAACCGATGGGAAGACCCTGATTGTCCTGCATACATCACAGGGAATCCGATTCATCGACAAAGAGTATTTAAGGCCGCTTTCGGATTATGACATGGATATATTGAGGTTCTATGAACGCACAAGTACAGGCGGTCAATTATACATAGCAGTCAAAGCCGGTATGATGCTTGAAGCAATTATCGCTCCGTTCAATGCAGTCAACGATAAATTTGTTGAAAAACTTCAAGAAATTACGAAGGATTGCGAAATTGCCCTGTCAATCAAGAAAAGGAAAGAGGGGAATGCATAGTGAATACAGCCCTTTTAAGCAGCAAGAAAATGGACTACTGTACTCCACAGGACTTTTTCGACAGTCTAAATGCAGAATTTCATTTTGCGCTTGATGCAGCAGCGACCAAGGAAAACGCAAAATGCAGGATGTTCTATAGCCCAGAAAATGATGGATTGAAAAAACCATGGAACGTGGGCGGCGAGGCGGTATTCTGCAATCCCCCATATGGGTGGGAGATTGGGAAATGGGTCCGCAAGGCCTACGAAGAGGCTCAGCTCGGGGAAACGGTCGTGCTGCTGA